TCAAAAGTTTTACGGAGCTTATCACTGGCAAGAAATCATCAGGTCAGACAAGCGGAGGTGGAGCAGGTCTTGCCGGAACAGGCGCGATTGCAGATACAGCAGATCAGTACGGACAGGCAGCGGACAATGCAGAGAAATTGGCAGATGCCACGAACGACAATGCAAAAGCCACAAAAAAAGCAAATAAAGAAACAAAAAACTATCTTTCGTCACTCGATGAAGTTCACAAAGCCACATCTACTGGCAGTAATTCATCTTCCACGCCATCTTCATCTGGTGGAAGCGGCGGAGCAGGTAACAGTGGTCTTCCGAGTTCAGTAGGAAATGTGGACTATGGCAATCTCGCAGAGGGCGAAACCGCACTTGACAAGATTAGCGATTCCGCAAAGAAGCTTGCTGACCTTCTCAAGAAACTCTGGAAACCATTTCAGGACGCTTGGAAAAAAGAGGGCAAGAACACCATTGATGCGGCAAACATTGCTTTGTCGGGAATTGCAAAGCTCGCTAAGAGTGTAGGCAAAAGTCTTGTAGAAGTCTGGACAAATGGGACAGGTACAACAATGCTCACGACCATGCTGAGGATTGCTCAAAACGTGCTTAAAACTATCGGAAATATTGCATCCGGTTTTGCCGATGCGTGGAACAAGAACAATGTCGGAACACAAATCATACAGAACATTGCAAATGCCCTTGTAGTAGTTATGCAGTTTGTTGAGAAAATTGCAGAGGATACAGCGACATGGGCGGCGAACCTTAATTTCTATCCTCTACTGGAATCTATCAGCAATCTGACCAGTACGTTTGCACCGATTCTGGAATCTATCGGAAATGTTCTTGAATGGATCTATAACAATATTGTCCTCCCAATGCTCAAATGGCTGATTGAGACCGGAATTCCGACAGTAATTAATCTGGTATCGGATTTGGCCGGATTTTTTGCAGACCATCAATCAATCATTGAAGCATTCGGTGCGGCTCTGATCGGAGCGTTTGCGGCTGCAAAAATCGCAGGGCTGGCAAAAAGTATCGGTGGAAGCATTACAACAATTATGGATTTCGGAAAAGGTCTTATCGCATTAATGACCGGTTCTGGCGGAATCATTGGTGGTATTAAAGCTATCGCAACGGCAATCGGACCAGGTGGAATTTTTATAGCGGCAGTAACGGCGTGCATTGCAATTGGAGTACTACTGTACAAAAATTGGGACAAAATTAAAGAAGTTGCAGGAATCGTAGCATCTGCTGTTGTTGGCTTCTTTAAAACAATGGGCGAAGGTGTAAGTATGATTCTTTCTGACCTGAAAAAGACCGTTACTGGAATTTTGAATGCGATAGGAACGCTTGTTTCAAATGTCATTTCTTCGATAGTTAAATTTGTGACTTCAAAGACGCGAGAAATGGCAGAAGCGGCAACCAGAAAAATTAGTGACATGAAAGAAAAGACTTCAACTTTATGGAATGGTATGAAAGCCAATGCAAAAGAAACTTGGGAGAATATCATGACGATTGTGGGAAATAAAGTTGCAGCTATCCGCGATGCTATTGTAAACAAATTTACATCTGCAAGAAACAGAGTGGTGGAAATCTTCGGCGGTATCCGTGATACCATTCGAAACATATTGAACAAGGTCATCGGAATCGTCAACAGAGCGATCGGAACTGTCAACAGTGCAATTGGCGGAATTGAATCAGCGTTTTCCTTCGGTCCGTGGGAAGTACCTACACCGTTCGGTAAGAAAACAATCGGATTTAGTGCAACATTTCCGAGAGTTCCAACAGTACCTTATCTCGCAAAAGGTGCAGTTATTCCACCTAGAAGTGAGTTCCTGGCTGTACTTGGCGACCAGAAACAGGGTAATAACATTGAAACACCAGAAGCACTGCTCAGAAAAATTGTTCGCGAAGAATCTGGCGGACAGCAGAGTAGTGGAAATTATCGTTTTACTGCTCAGATTAACCGAAGAACGGTATTTGATGAAATTATTGAAGAAGCAAAGTTAAGGCGTGATACAAGCGGCAGAAATCCGTTTGAACTGGCATAGGAGGTGAGCGCATGGCGTCTATATTATTAAGCAAATCTATAACGGATAGGTATAAGATAAACGGCAAACGCATGCCTCAGCCGGACAAGGATATGACGTGTAATTTTGAAACAACTTACTCCGAAGGAAGCAATCGTACGCAATTCGGAAAAGCTATATTGGTTCCTTTATTTACAGTTATTCAGTATAGTTATGAAGCTAGTAACATACCAGTGGGCGAAGCAGAAGAACTTATAAACGCAATAATACATGGGAAACCTTTTAATTTGTATCACTACTCCATAAGACACCATGATTGGCGCACAGAATCATTCTATGTTGGAAAAGGAACGTTTTCCCTGGCTTGTGTGGCACCTGGTGAAGAATACTATTCCAAGATATCTTGTAACATGCAGGGGGTGAATCCACTTGATTAATGTATCTGATGCGTTTAAGCAAAAATTAGCAGATGGTGAGCCTGTCTGGGAGGTGGTGGATATTACCTTCCCTGATGGAACCGTAAAGACTGTGCAAAATGAGATTATGAGTGGCAATAACTCGTTTTCTGATTGTGCAGAAAGCAGTAGTTTTCCAATCGGATGTGTTATTTGTAAATCCATGACTTTGGAGTTGGACAACACTTCCGACCAGTGGAAAAACTATAACTTCTACATGGCAAAAGTCCATGCGTACCTTAAAATGCGGATTGATGCCGATACGGTCGAGACCATTGATAAAGGTGTGTATACGATTACAACACCAGAACAGTACGGCGAAATCCTCAGTTTTACCGCACTGGATGATATGTATAAGACCAATGCAGTCTTTTCAACCAAACTGGTTCTTCCACAGACGGCTGAGAGTCTGGTGAGGGATGCATGTGGTACTCTTGGTATCACAGCTGGTTTTTCGAAAATGGCGCATGGCGATCTGATTGTCAACGAACTCCCAAAAGATATGACATATCGTCAGCTTTTCGGATGGGCTGCCATGCTCGATACAGCGAACGCTCGCCTGGACAGCAACGGAAGCTTGCAGTTTGTTGGATGGAATCTGGACAATACTCCGAGCATTGAACTCAAAGATTATATCAGCATGCCGGCAGTGTCAAGTGACGACATAGTGATAACCGGAATCAATATAATAAGCGGTGATAATTCTGGAACATACGGAACTTCCGGCTACATTTTGTCCATGGAAAACAATCTTGTGGGTGAATCCGATCTTGCAACAGTGGCAGCACAGATTGGTGATTCCATTATCGGTACAAAATTTAGGAATCTCCAAGGAGACATGGCGTTCAACCCATTGTTGGAATTTGGTGACGTGGCTTATACCTATGATCGTAATCTTAACCAATACGTCACTCCTCTAACAGATGTATCATGCACAGTTAACGGAAAAACTACTCTAAAAACACAGGCTGACGACCCGATCAGAGGAATGAGTCTATATTATTCTGGAGCCACAAAAGCAATCGTTGCAGCGCGCCGGCTTGTCGAAAAAGAAAAAAACGCCAGAGAGCTAGCAATCAAAAAGTTGCAGGAGTCTCTTTCTGTCGGAAGTGGACTGTTTGCGACTTACGTTCAGCAAGAAGACGGAAGCACAATCTCGTATTTTCACGACAAGGGCACTCTGGAAGAATCAAAAAATGTGATCAAAATTACATCCGAGGCAATCGGTGTGTCAAATGATGGTGGCAATACTTATCCATTTGGCTTCCAGCTGACCGGAACGATGATAACTAAACTCCTGTACGCTGAGGGCATTAATGCAAACTACATTGATACTGGTGCATTGACGGTAAGAGACAAAGACGGAAATATTATCTTCCAAGTTGATATGGACACCAAAACGGTTGTTATCAACCCAGATGTTTTGGTTATTGGAAATATGACATTGCCCGAGAAATTGAAAAACATGGATGAGAATATTGCATCTGCCAAGAATATGACTATGCAGTTATCCAACGAAATGCAAGCTATCACGGCTGACGCAGACGGAAACATTCCGGTATTTCCGACAGTGGCAACTACAGCGAAAGTTATGTATGGCTCAAATGATATCACAAACGATTGTAGCTATACCATTACAAAATCAGACAGTGTAACCGGCTCTTGGGATGTAGATACGCATACTTACACTGTCACAGGCTTAAGTGCAGACAATGGATGGGTGGATATCAAGGCGGTATACCTGAATAACCTTGCGGTTACAAAGCGATTTACTGTGTCCAAGCAGAAACAGGGCACTGATGGTATACCAGGAAGAACTTACATTATTGAACCGTCTTGCAACGTCCTGAAACGTGGCTCTGACAAGGTGATTAGTCCAAACTTTATAACCTTTAAAGCGTATTATCGTGATGGCGATTCAGCTGCTAGAGTACCTTATAAAGGCAGATTTGTCGTTGAAGAAACTGTTGATGGAAGTACTTGGAAAACCATTTATGCTAGTTCAACCGATGAGGATACAGTAACGCACTATCTGTATTCTATTTTAACAAATAGTTCGGGTCAGGCAGTAGCAAGCTCAAATGGCTCAACCATTGGTATTCCTAGAGATGTGACGAATGTTAGATGTAAATTATATGCATCCGGTGGTACTACGACATTGATGGATATGCAGAGTGTTGCAGTAGTAATTGACGTGGACAATCTAACACAATCGCAAATCGTAGAAATACTATCAAATAATGGTGCATGGAAAGGATTGTACTACAAGAATGATCAACTGTATATCAGTTTCAATGCAGCACTTGGCGGTGAATTGACACTTGGCGGGAAAAACAACGGAAATGGTATTCAGAAGATTTTTAGCAGTAACGGAACGCTATCTTCAAAATCATCTAATGGAGGGACAATCTATTATGACTCAGAAGGAAAAGCGCAAAGTATCATTACTGGTGGAAAAATATATGTATTTGCACAGAGTGTTGAGTTATCTAGTACCGACCAGAAATGCTATGGTGTCGTTTACACAGGGAACGGAATCACCGCTTTTATTGGAAAAATACATGAAGATTCATACAATAATGTGTATTTCCACGAAGATGTCATAAGAGTTCCACTTGAAGGAAATCAGGTTGACCCAATTGCCATCATTCATACAGATGACGACTATGAAGTGACCGTGTGCGCTGAGTATCTGAACGTCTACAAAGAAGCATGGTTTGAGGTGGCTCCTAAGTTCTCTAATTTTGGAATTGGAGTATCGAGTTCAGCTACTCCGCTTGGATTAGAAATTGACAGTGACGGCATCTGGACGATGGTTCGAATAGCATCATCCGCAAAACGCTACAAGGATATTAGAAGTGATATTTCCGAACAGGAAATTGAGGAATGGTACAACATTACGCCAGTATGGGCGAAGTATAAGGAAGGATATCTTTCTCAGTCCGACGAAAATAGCGACAAATATCTCCAGATGTTTTTAGCAGATGATGTTGAAAAACATATGCCGGAAGCGGCTGTGCATAGAAATGGGAAGATTGAAGACTGGAACTATCGTGTGATGATTCCAGCCATGTTTGCAATGATTAAAAGTCAGAAGTCAGAAATAGATTTACTCAAACAGGAACTTAATGAAATAAAGCAACTCTTAAGAAAGGAGTGACACCATGGCAGAATCATTAAAAACAATATTAATGTCGGCATTGACTTCGAAAGCAACACCGGCAGAAAGTGACACATTGATAGTTGGAGAGGGGAATGCATTAAAGAAAATATCGTTTTCACAGCTGTTCACTTATTTAAAAGATAAATTGGGAATCAATACGCTAAACACGAATTTAGGAAAAACTGCTCGTTTTTATGCTGTAAGTAATTTTAATGTACCTGGAAGTTCTGGCGATTATTACGGGCTTGCAATCGGTGGGACTGCATGGAACAACATTGCTGGAATACAGTATGTGAGCGCAACTGATTACAAACATTACTATACATTCCCCAAAGGCACATATTTAGTGAATATCAACCTTTTTGCAAATCTTGAAGCATCAACTTCGAACGTTCTGGGGGTGGCATTACATATCGAAGTAGATGATAAAATGATAGCGAATCCATGGTTTAGAATGATTGATTCATACCAGAGCATTTCTTATCCTGTTATCATCAATGGAAGTAAGCTAAAAGTCACCATGTACTCAGGAAAGACAATTGAAATTGTAAATAATGCCAATCTTTCATATGTTGATTTTATGAGATTGAATTAATCAGCATACAATACTCCAATAGTCACAGTTCTGTTGGTGCATGAGTCACCATTGAAATCAGTATATAGAGTTTGTTTTAGTTGAATTATTGTACAGCACTGGCTGTTACGTGTCCGAACTTGCAATAGTCACCACAGATACGTGGTGTGAAAGGAGAAAATATGGAAATTAAAGGTATTGACGTATCCGCTCACCAAGGAAAGATTAATTGGGATACTGTAGCAAACTATGGCATGGACTTTGCAATCTTGCGTATTACAGAAGTTGGAAACGTGATTGATTCTCAGTTTGAGAATAACTTTGCCGGTTGCAGCAAACACAAAATTCCAGTAGGAGTATACAAGTATTCCTACGCTTCAACAGTATCTGAAGCCCAGAGTGAAGCCAGAAAGGTTGTTTCCGTATTGAACGGAAGAAAGATTCAGTTTCCGGTATTTCTGGATTTGGAACACCATAATCAGCGTACACTTGGCTCTGAAAGCATTCACAAGATGACTGATGCGTTCCGTGAAATCGTGGAAGCCGCAGGATATAAGTTCGGAATTTACTGCAACGTTGATTGGTACAATACCGTGATTTGCAGTCACCTCAAAAAGCATGATTTCTGGATTGCCAGATATCCGGCAAATGATAACGGTACAGTAGTTGAGAGATTACGTCCAAGTTGGGGTGTTGGCTGGCAGTACAGCTCAAAAGCAACGATTCCAGGCATTAATGCCAAAGTTGATAGAAATATATTTTATAAAGATTATATAGAAGCAAAGGAGAGTGGAACAATGGCAAAGACAAAAAAACAGATTATCCAGAATGTGAGAAACGATGCAGTAAGCTTTGCAGTGAATATTGCGAATGATAACAGTCATGGATACAGTCAGAGAATTAGGAGCTTATACGAAATTAACATTCCGAAATCTTTCGACTGTAGCTCATTGGCACTTACTGCTTATTACTATGCGTTCCTCAAAAATGGGCTTACCAAACAGGCGCGTTATCTCAAAGAGAATTGCTCTTATACTGGCAATATGCTCAAGATGCTGAATGCCGGATTCGAGATTGTAGCAAAAAATCAGACAGCACATGCAAAGATGATCAGAGGAGATATCGAACTTAATTCAACTCATCATACAGCCTTGGCAGTAGACAGCAATAGAATTGTCCATGCCAGAAGTTCTGAGGGAACAACGGATACAAAAGATAATTCCGGTAATGAAATCAGAGTGCAGAACTGGTATCTGTATTCTCACGGTTGGACACACCGTCTCAGATTTACAGGAAAAGGGATTGATTTTAGTGGACTTACCAATACTACTGGAAGTAAGCCTACCGCAAAACCATCAACTAACACATCAAGTAAACCAACTACAACAACCACACCTTCCAAGACTCCGAAGTGGGTTGGCAAAGTAACAGCAACAAAACTCAAAGTTCGCAAATGGGCAGGAACAGAGTATGCACAGCTTAAAAGCTATCCTACACTTGCAAAAGGCAACTTGGTTGATGTATGCGATACCATTAAAGCCAAAGACGGCACATCTTGGTACTACATCCGCATTGCCGGAAAATATTTTGGATTTGTTTCTGCGAAGTACATCAAAAAAGTATAAAAATATCCCGGGGTTAATTCCCCGGGAGTTTCTTTTTGAAATTAATGATAACATCAATGAACCAGCGAACTGGTACATAGAAGATGTCATTAATCATTTTTTTGGATTTTCGGAAAAATGTCTAGCTCAAAATTGATCTCGTTACCTTTGCCATAAGTGTTTTTTGTATTTTTCGAGTAGACGACTTTTTCAACCAGATTCTTGAGCATTCTATTTCGTGATTCCATGTTAAGGTTCCAATAGTTATTAAGCAATTCCTCGCAGCGTGGAACAAAATCTGATTGTTGCGCCATAATATTCTCATCGTGTTCGATTTCTTCTCTTAATTTCGTAATAATATCAGAACATGATTGGATAGACGTAGCTATGGTTTTAGAGCGCTCAAGGAAGACTTCTGTGGTGTAGATTCCTTGCTCAAGTAGATCATATTGTTTTGCTTTTTGAGCATTTAAGTTTTCCAGCTCGCTTTCTTTTTCGCGTATAAGATTTTGCTTAGATACTATACCGGAATTGATAGTATTATATGGAACATTAATATCATTGTTCAGCTTGTACTGCTCTGCTATTTCTTTGATTCCATCAAACACAGCTTTTTCAACCAGAGATAATTTGCTACTCACTGTAGGGCAAGACGTATATGGACACATAAGAGTATCTTCCTGCCCGTGTTTTTGATAAGGACGGCGAACCATGGCACGACCACACTTGCTACAATAGACAATTCCGGCAAGCGGATTGCGAACTGTGTTTTTTATGCTGATCGGACGGGGTGGGTTCTTTTGACGTATCTCTTGTGCAGAATTATACAGATCCTCTGATATAATAGCCGGATGCAATCCTTCGCAGATAAGGACATCCCTGGACCGTGGGCGTGTCTTGACTACTTGACTATTCTGTATAGTCTTTACTGTTTTTCGACCATTCCACCGGATTTTTCCTATATACACCGGATTTGTTAGAATTCCCTGTATGCTGGCAGGAGTCCAGTCACCACCTAGCGCAGATTTTATTCCCATGTCGTTTAATTTCCGTACAATCTTCGCAACTCCAATTTGCTCACAACCATCACCGGCATACCAGGTGTATATCATCTTTACGATCTCGGCTTGAGCCGGAACAGGTCTGAGGGTATAACCTTTTTCTTTTTCGAGTTTTACTCTTTCGTATCCATAAGGCGGCTTGTTACCACAGTACTTCCCCTCTTTGACCGATGAGATTCTACCATTATTCAATCGGCGCTTAATGGTCTTATATTCACGTCTGGACATAAAAAGTCCAAATTCGAAGTATTCTTCATCAAATTCGTTGTTCGGATCGTATATTTTTGTAGGAGTAATAATCTTCGTGTCAGAGTACTGAAAAGCTCTGGACACAACGCCTTGGTCGATGGTGTCACCTCTGGCAAGACGTTCTACTTCGACAACCAAAACACCGTCCCACATACCGGATTCCACTTCGTGAAGAAGTTTTTGCATGACTGGACGTGCAGAGATTGTTTCACCAGAAACCACTTCTCTATAGATAGCGCCAATGCTATAGCCTTGCCTTTTCGCAAGATCCAGTAAGATACGTTCGTGCCTGGCAAGAGTTTCACCCTCTCCATGCGCTTCAGCTTCCCGATCGGCTCTGGATTTCCTCAAATAGATACATACTGATTCGTTCATTTTATCATTCTCCTTTTTTACACTTGTACGGCTATCCCGGAGATGATATACTTAATGTGTAGGTAAGATTTTTCTCTGGAATTGTCTTATTTTTCAAAACCGGTTCCCGTTGGTAGCGAGAGCCGGTTCTTTTTTTTTTACAAAAGTTCTATTTTTTTCTGTTCAAATTCTTCTTGTGTAATAATACCGCTATCTAAAAGTTCTTTGTAATCTTTCAGAAGTTCAACGGATGTTTTCTGGTTTCGAACATTTTCAGAAGCATCAGAACTTTTTGAAATATTGAAGCTCTTTAGCTGCATGTCTATATTCGAACTACAGTAAAATCCAATAGTATTTATCTGATTTGTTTCAATATTTTGCATTTTCATAGACGCATAAGAATCTACTTCTATATTATCACTTGTCGTGGTGGCGGTTCCGGTAGTAGTAGAATTGTTCTTTCCTTTGGTTTTCTTTCCAGTTCCAACCGCTGCGCCGACAGCTGCGCCGACAACAGGGTTTCCGAGTGTGACAGCTGTGGCAGCTGTGCCAATAACGGCACCAGCTAATCTTCCCTTTCTTTTTGTTTTCTCCTTGGTTTTTCCTTTAGTATGGGATGTCGTTGTTGTCTTTTCCACCGTTCTATATTCTGGTCCGTTCCACTCATAATCCATGAGTGTATACTTCTCAGGCATATCTGCAATTGTGACATATCCGTCTTTCCATTGCCTTAACAAAAATGGTGTTTTACGTGATGGCAAGTCGAATGATTCCTTTCCAGAAATAACGCGTAATCTCAGAACGTGGACAGGCTTTTCAACTGGTGTAAGTTCCTCCGGGCTATCTTGTGATGCATGTCCTCCTGCTTTAGAAGCAATAAAACCAATTATTCCAAAAGTAACAGCCAGCACTGCGATACCGAAAATTTCCATAATTACCGCAAATGCAATGTTGTCGGAACTGTATTTCCCCATTATAGCAGGAGATGATGCAGCAAACAGAGTCCACAATATCATCAACGTATTTCTTACTTTCTTCATTTTCTTTCCCTCCTTGTGGTATATAACTGATATTAGCACAGTTTGTAATGCTTTAGAATATTTTTGGTAAAATTTTTGTTTCGAAATTTGTCAGATTTATTTAAACTGGCATAAAAATGTGCTATTATATATTATGTTAAGTTGTTTTCTATCTAAAAAAAGAGGAGATATTTTGAAATTAGCCAAAAAAGTTATAATTCTTGTCGGAATAATATTGATAATCAGTTACATAGTTCACGTTCCGAGTCGGGCACGCAACCACTCATGTAAGAGTTCTACGGTCAGCCTTGTCCGGCAATCTAGCAGACATTCTACAGTCAGAAGGAGCGTTCCTAATCGGATACAGCTTATTTTTGTGTCAATATGCCGTATAATTCCGCGTAAAGCGCATTTTATATTCGGTAGTGCGAATATTTTCTTTGCGATTGCGCACATTCCGGTGTATCACTGGCAGTTAGCGAGGAGGAACTTGTCTGCCGATGCCACTTTATCGTACCAAAGATAATGTAATGTAAAAGAGAGCAAATGTTTTTGTGCGGTAGGAGGTACAATATGGATTACAAGAAAGAAATTATTGAAATGATAGAGAAAATGGAAAACATAAGGTTTTTGGCAATGATTTATAGTTTTGCACATACTCTTTTTGAGAAAGAAAAGAAGCAGGGAAATTAATCCCTGCTTTTTCTATTTGGTAAATCTTTCAATGAACTTCCAGAATAATTCTTTATCTTCTGCTGATAATTGATAATATTTCATAATAGCTTCTCTGGCCTTAATATCATCTGTTGCTATGTTAGCACATACAGAAGAAAAATCTTTGTCTGCCTTAAGCTCTTTGGGCAGTTCTCCTTTACGAATCCAATTTTCGTTAATCTCAAATGCGCGACAAATATCTTTTATAACACTGTCACTAGGATTAGCATTGTTATCATTCAAAAGTTTCCATACATATTGTGGAGTTTTGGCGATTGCCTTTCCTATTTCCGTTTGGGATTTTTGACTTTCTAACAATACTTCTCGGATTCTAGCAAGAACATCTGTCATTTCCTCACCTCCCAATATGATAGTACACCTATAAGTAAAAAAAGTCAATAATAATTTAAACTGAGTTTAAAAACATGCTTGACAATTAAACTGAGTTGTAGTAAGATTAAACCAAGTTAAAACAAGGAGGTGAAAAAATTGAAAAAAGTAGACTGGTCGATAGTAGCAATCGTACTCAGCATACTTTCCATTTTAATAAATCTTTGTTTTAGTGGACGAGATTTATTAAGAAATTTACGTTGGATATTATTTTGTCTAGGTTGGTAAGTATTGAAACAATGACAGATATTACAGAAATAATTGTTGCGACATTAGCTTTCTTCTTAGCTTTAATCGAATCAGCAACAGCAGAATCAGCTATTTGTTTTGCACTGTTAGCAATATCTTTTAATGTTTCGTATTTTTCCTCATCTGCCATCTGTTTATATACGCTATACGGCAATGGCGGATTGGTTGCCATCATTGGCATTTTAAAATCCATTTTTATCACCTCCCGTCTACTGGGAGTATATCACAAGAAAGGAGTGAGTGCATGACTATATTAGAAAGAACTGATATTGAAGATGGAAAACGTATTGTTGATATCTTTACAACTTTATCAGAAGAAAACAAGAATATGGCAATCGTTTATCTTTCTGCATTGAGAGATAAGGAGATTGCGGATTCTTATAAGGCGCAGAAAGAAAGTTCATAAGTTTCTTGAACCAAAGTTACCGGAATAGAAAGGAGCAAATTTTATGAGCAAAAAGAAGAAAAAGAAAAAGGCTTCTAAGATGGTGCGAACATCAAAGAAACCTATTTCCTTAACATGTTTGATTAATAAGAAACCTATTTGCCAGATGGATATTTTTCGTTGAATGCTTCTAATGCGGATTCATAAGCATTTATGTATTCTTCGAAATAATCTACGGTTACATGAGTTTTGCCAGCATCAACTTGAGATTGACGTTCTAAATGGCAAACATCAGTGCAAATTACAATGGCTAAATCATGTGCGCGTTTTTCATTATCAGTCATTATTACACCTCCTTTCCAAAGGAGAGTATATCACGAAATTTTATCAGTAGAAAGGAGAAAGGCATGAAAAAATCAACCAGAAAAAAGATTCGCTCTCTCGAAAAGAGAATATCAGATATTGAGTCACAACTTCAATGTCCGCAAGCTACTTTTACATGTCAATTGGTTACTCCAAACGACATTTTATCTCAAATTCTTCAAGAGAGCCAATATCAAGACCATAAATATGCATTTCGAGCTAATCTGAATGGCAAGACATTATTTGAGAAGAACTGATGATCTTGACCAGAAGCAAGAAGAAGCAAGCAGCATATCTTAACATAGTGAATGCATAAAAGGAGGTTTACTGATGGCAGTAATCAAAACAATTAAAAAAGGGTCTGGGGTAATCAGAATACATGACGATTACTGCAAAGATAATACACCGGAAGACAATCAGAAGATTGTAGATGAGTGTTCAAGAATCATCTTGAGCTACTATCGAAGAAAAGAAGCAAATTTGACGTAAGCGCCCCGGAGGGAGCTGAAACCTCCACCCCGGAGCCGTAAACCACTAAACCAACCTTAGCGGATTACAGGACAATCATAACATTTCTTCCTGTATTTCGCAAGAGAACAGGAGGATTTTTTATGAAGAAAACCGAGGGTAAAAGCACAATGGATAGCGCAAAAGTAACCAGCTTTGAAGATTTTGAAAACTTCTATGCAGTGGAAGTCGTAAGGGAAGCTAAGAAACAGACACAGAAATGGTTCTGTGCATGGGGAATTACCATGGCGGCATTGATTCTTTCAAATGCAGCATGGGTATTCCTTAGATAAGAGGAAGCACAAATGAAGAAATATCGTAAACGAGAAGTCTTGATGTCAATAGTAATCGGGATCCTTTCAACATTTCTTCCAGTATGGGAGTGGACAAATGGACTTGATCGGATTCTGGCAGCAGCAACCATAAGCCTGATTCTGATAGGAAATTTATGAAAGGGAGAAAAAATGAACGAGGAGAAAATTAAGGAATTATTTGAACTGTGCCTGAGAGTTTCAAGTGAAACAACGGCGCATGTGAATTTTGACTATACGGCGTGTGACGACATATCCAGAGTCTATATTTATGTATTTAATGATGCAGGGGAGATCGTAAAGCATTTTTCAGTGTGCCAGTTTTACGAATTTCCGTCTGAAGCTGGAAGTTTTGAGGGTGCGAAGAAATGTCTTCTGGAACTGCTTATCAATGGGAGGTGTCCGTTAAATGAATCTTGAAGAATTAAGACTTCTCCCGAAGTGGGATATGGTCCTTGCAGTAAATATCTTGCTAGAGGAACTGAACAGACGAAATGCCCCTATTGTTGACTGGGAGAATTCAGATATGTTTATCGACCATCTTGAGTATCACGCCGCTGATTCCATTCAGAACGGCAAGACGGTTCCGGGCATGGGAGATAAGTCAGACGCAATCTATTGTTTTTTTAAGCAGTTAAAGGAGCCAGTCTATGAACGAGAGGATACAGGAAGTGCTGAGACTGATTGATGTTCAGCTTGCACTTGCTCCAGACAATCCAATAGAGGAGCAGTATAAGGCGAGAACGTTGTCAAGTTATGTGCAGACTTTAAATGGGCTTTTAACGGCTCAGAAATCATATGAGGAGGAAGGCAACAGTGAGTGAATTCGAAATCCGTATTCCGGCAAGAAAGAAGCAGCCGGCAACTGATAAGGATAACCCGGTTGTGAAAATATCAACAGTTGCATACAACGCACTGGTCGAAATCTATAACGAATCAACCTTATCCATGAAGGATATCGCAAGTTTGCTGATTATTGAAGGCAGTAAACATGTGGTTTATGACAAGGAGGAATGACCTATCGCAACACCAGTATTAATTATTGGAAAATCTGGTTCTGGCAAGAGTACCAGTCTTAGAAACTGCCAGAATGAACACTGGAATCTTATTAGAGTATTGAATAAACCGCTTCCGTTCAAAGGAAAGATTGATGGATGGTTTACAGATGATTACCAGCAGGTAATGAAATGCCTGATCGCATCAAAAGCAGAGTCAATTGTAATTGATGATGCAGGTTATCTTATCACGAATCATTTCATGAAAGGACACGCTTCTGCCGGAAAAGGCAATGCGGTGTTCGCTCTGTACAATGATATTGGAGACTATTTCTGGAATCTTATCCAGTTTATTGTAACAAAAGTACCGCAGAATAAAATTGTTTACCTTATGATGCATGAAGAAAAGGACGATTCCGGGGAAGTAAAACCTAAGACAATTGGTAAGCTTCTGGACGAAAAAGTTTGCATCGAGGGTATGTTTACCATCGTTCTTCGCTGCATTGAAGAGAGTGGAAAACACTTATTTGTTACCCAGTCTAGTCAGGGAGCAGTAAGCAAATCCCCGATCGGGATGTTTGATAGTTTAACTATTGATAACGACCTTGCAGAAGTTGACAAGGTTATCAGAGACTACTACGAATTAGGAGGAACAGACAATGCAGAAACCAAATAATTACGAAAACACACAGGCATCTGGAGGATTTACACCTATCGAATTAGGTGGTCATATCCTTGAAATTAAGGAAGTTCTTGAAACGCAGAGCAGATCAGGAAAACCAATGTTGAAAGTATCTTTTGATTTTGCTCAGAATGATTCTCAGGCAGGATATTTTGTGGAATCATTTAGAAATGATATCAGACCAGACAAAAGATGGCCGTCAGCAGGAACAACGTATATTATGACAGAAGATCAGGACGGAAACTGTTCAAAGCAGTTTAAAACATTCACGACTTCCGTTGAAAAATCTAACCCTGGCTTTTCTGTAATCTGGGGTGATAATTTTGGACAGTGCTTTAAAGGAAAGGCTGTTGGCGGAGTGTTTGGGATTGTAGAAGAAGAATACAACGGAAGTACACACAAAAATCATAAACTCAGATGGTTCAGAAGTGTGGATGGTGTGAAAGATGCAGCTATTCCGGAAGAAAAATTGCTTCCTACTTCTTCAAACCAGAGTTCTATGCCTGAGCCTGGTTCAGACGGATTTATGAATATTCCAGACGGAATCGATGAAGAATTACCATTTAACTAAGAGGGTGATTTGAATGGATATACAGATTGATTCCAGAGAAAAAGCCAAGGCAATACAAAAAATCAAAAAATCATTTGATCAGGGCGGAGTCAATTATTTTTTCAGCAAGCTCATGGTGGGGGATTATATGAATTTGGATAATCCCCGCCTGATAATTGACAGAAAGCAGAATTTGCAGGAATTGTATGGAAATGTCTGCCATCAGCATGAAAGGTTCAAGAAAGAGCTTATAAAAGCTATGCAGACACATATTCAGCTTGTAATTCTGGTAGAACACGGATCAGATGTGAAGTGTCTTGAAGATGTATATTTCTTCTATCAGCCGGAGATGGAACGCTTTCGGTATGTAACGCGAACAATTGACGGAAAACAAATCAAAACAAGAGAAAAATACATACAGAAAGAAATTAAAGGAACTTCTTTGTTTCGATCTTTATGCACAATTAGAGACCGGTATAATGTACAGTTTGAATTCTGCAATAAAAAGGACACCGGAAAACGGATAATGGAGATTCTTTCAGATGGACAAAGAAACAATTAAGCAGCAGAACAGCATGAGAGATGTTCTGAGTAGATACGGCATGGTTCCGAACAGAGCAGGATTTATACAGTGCCCCTTTCACAGCGGCGACCGTACTGCATCCATGAAAATCTACAAAGACAGTTATTATTGCTTTGGCTGTGGTGCGACTGGCGACATATTTACATTTGTTCAGAACATGTATAATTGCGATTTTAAGACAGCTTTTACCATACTTGGGGGAACTTACCAGAAACCAGATTTCTCTTCCAGAATGGCGATATATCACCATCAAAAGCAGATGGAAATGCGGCAGAAGGAAGAACAGAAGAAAAATATCGAACTGCAAGAATGCTTGTCTGATATAGATTTCTACCGGGCTATCCTTGGCAGAGTGAAACCATTATCTGTCGGATGGTGTGAAGTGTGGAACAGGTTGCAACTTGCACTATATCACCATGGATTTATTACAGGACTGGAAGAAGGTGATTGAAAGTGGAAATGATAAACAAGCTCACGAAGGATTCTATTCTGGACGAAGAAGTGTTTGACGAGATATTCAGTCAGGAAGACGAGATATACAAGGCACGTCTTACGCTGACTCTTCTGGACAGAGCTAAGGAGCTTGGCGTGAAGAAAAAATTTGAGGATTTGCTTAAAGCCTACACGAAAGTACAGAAGCAGATGATCAAAAAAGAGAAGAACAATAGAACAGTGTCTATGCTAGACCAGTGGACTAATTTCTCTGATTGCGAATATGACAGGATGAAATGTCTTAACTGGATAGCGGACGATGATGGAATTAGAATTTCAAACACAAATCCAGGATCACCGGACATTATAGCCTGTTATCATCCTATACTTCCAATAGAGCGAATGAAGAATCTGGAGACTGGAGAAGAACAGATAAAGCTAATCTATAAGAGGAATAATAAATGGTCCGAGGTTATTGTACCGAAAACCATGGTTGCATCATCTACTAAAATCGTTGGCTTGTCTGCGCTTGGGATTTCAGTGACTTCTGAGAATGCGAAGTTTCTTGTACGGTATCTGTCAGATGTTGAGAATGCAAATGACGATTATATCAACATTCAGTATTCCTCCAGTAAAATCGGGTGGATCAGGGATTATTTTCTTCCCTATGACAAAGATATTGTGTTCGATGGAGATATGAGGTTCCGGCAACTGTACGAAAGTATCAGCGTAGGTGGCAGCAGAACAGAATGGTATGAACACGTGAAGAAGGTTCGTGCCACTGGAAGAATGGAAGCAAAAATCATGTTGGCTGCAAGTTTCGCCAGTATTCTGATCAAACTGGTCGGTGCGCTTCCGTTCTTTGTGGACCTCTGGGGAGAAACTGAGGGTGGCAAGACTGTGACGCTTATGTTAGGAGCTTCTGTCTGGGCAAATCCAGGCGAATCAAGGTATATAGGAGATTTCAAAACAACAGATGTGGCACTGGAAGCAAAGTCTGATATGCTTAACAATCTTCCATTAATTCTTGATGATACTTCCAAGGTATCTGCCAAGATCAGGGATAACTTTGAAGGGATTGTGTACGACCTGTGTTCCGGCAAAGGAAAGAGTCGTTCTAACAAGGAGCTGGGTGTCAATCGGGAGAACCGATGGCAGAACTGTATTCTAACCAATGGTGAACGTCCGCTTGCCGGATATGTCAGCCAAGGCGGGGCTATTAACCGAATTATCGAGGTCGAGTGTTCTGAAAAGATATTTGATGATCCACAGCTTACCGCTGATACCCTTAAAAAGAACTACGGATATGCAGGAATCGACTTTGTGAACGCAGTTAAGGAAATGTCCATTGATGATATAAAATCCCTGCAAAAGCACTATCAGGGGCTTATACAGGGCGATGACAAGATGCAAAAACAAAGTATATCTATGAGTATCATTCTGGCAGCAGATAAAATCGCAACAGATCAGCTATTCCATGATGGCCAGTACATTGACGTTGAGACAGCAAAAAGCCTCCTGACAGAGAAAGAAATGGTGTCTGAAAATGAACGCGCTTACTGGTTCGTGGTTGACAAGATCGCTATGAACGGAATTAAGTTCGATGATAACCCGGATGTTAAGACAGAAAGATGGGGGGTTATTGACAATGATCCGGTAGAGGAAACGTCAACCGCAATAATCTATAGCGCAGCGTTTGATGATCTATGCAAAATTGGAAAATTCTCTAGAAAGGCATTCTTGTCATGGGCTGTTAAGAAGGGGCTTGTGGAAACCGACAGCAGGGGTTATCCGACCAAAGCGAAGAAGCTGGACGGAATCGTCACCAAATGTGTGTTCTTGAAAATTGTAGATGAAATTCCAAAAGGATTCGTGAATTGCAATGATGATTTTGAAATTACGGACGATATTGTTTTTGATTGATAAACAATTCGTTTAAAAGGTAACCGGGTAACCTAGGTAACCTTTGATTCTGCATATATATATTTGAGTATTTATATACACATATTGAGTATAAAAGTTTCCCTATATGAGGAAGTCAGGGTTACTCGGTTACTCGGTTACCATGCAGTAAAATCAATGGTTTGCGGATTTTTGAACGGTTACGTTTCGGTTACTATCGGTTACTCATAAAGAAGGTGAATAATGAAAGTAGAAGCTAAAGATATTCCGATCATGCACAAGTTCATGCCAGAGTTTTGGAATGCAATAAAAGAATTTTACAATGTGAAAAATGATGATGAATATTTTGGTGCATTGCATAAAAGATTTGAGGATTTATATGAAATCTATCCAGACAGTTTGGCAAGATATCTGTCTTTGGCCTTTTACAAATGGGCTGCGGATGTGTCAACAGGGAAATGTAAAATATAAGAAGCATGGAAAAGAATATTGTATAAACACAGCAATGGAAATGCAAGGAGTGGAGTGGCATTGAATGTGCTATGGAGAAGCATATCAACGAAGTGAATTGAAATGCAAAGGCGTGGCTTAGCGATGAAATGCAAAGGAGTTGCTGCGAAAGGTGTCGAAATGATGTGCGTGGCTGTGGCATAGCTGGGCAGCGAAAAGATGGGAAAAGCGGGGCAAAGGCGATGAACAGAAAAGCTACGGCGTAGAAATGTAATGATTAGATAAGAATAGCTACGAAATGGCGGGGAGCAGCAGCGATGGCTACGGAATGAGAAGTTAAGGGACCGCAGAGGAGCGGCGATGATGCGCTGGACAGGGAATAACCGTGGTGGAATGAGCTAAGGTGGAGAGTAGTACGGCAATGTAAGAAAACTATAAAAATTACAAGGAGAATAGCAGAATGAAAGAATTAAAAGTAAGATTGACATTTTTGGAAGAAATTTTAGGAACAGCAAGTGCAGATCCGGAGATTCACGAAACGTTTATTGCTTCGAATGCACCAGACGCACCAACAAGAAAAGAAGAGATTGAAGCAATCGGAATTGAAGAAGTGGTTGAGAAATCCATGACCATATTCCCGAGAGATAACGGTGTGCCGATTTACTGGGATTACCAGATTAAGGGCTTTTTCAAAGATGCTTGTGGAATGCTAAGAAAGGTAACTGGTTCAAAATCTTCAAAAATCAAGGCTTACAAAAAAGAAATTGACGGTCTAATTTTCGTTGAAGAACGTAAAATTCCAATTCATTTTGAAGGTGAAATAGGAACTTGCCAGAGGCCATTGAGAGGGCAAACACCGCAGGGCGAAAGAATTGCGCTTGCAAATAGTGAGACAATACCTGCTGGAAGTTGGATTGAGTTTACAATCAAGTGCTTATGCGATGGCCATGAAGCAGCAGTCAGAGAATGGCTTGACTATGGAGAACTGAGAGGTATTGGACAGTGGCGTAATTCAGGCAAGGGCCGTTTCAAATGGGAAGAGATATAAATACAGGAGTGATGAAAATGCCGTATAACACAGCAAGAAAGTACTATGAGGGTATCCAGACAAGGAAAGACATATATCTGTACATCATAAGATACTTGAAAGAACATGATTATCCGCCAAGCATTCCAGACATTGCAGTAGGGCTGAGCATATCTAACCACACTGTACAGAACCACTTTGGAGAGCTACTGGAATGTGGATTGCTTGAGACGGACAACCCCGGAACGCCACGAGCGTACCGAGTGACAGGATACAAGTTCAGAAAGGCGAAAGAAAAATGAGTAGCAAGTTAAAAGTCAAGAAAAAGACCAGATTTCCTGTTCAGACTTCTAATCAGGCGGCACAGGCGTTCGGGCGTTCAATGCAGATCTGTTATAGACAGATAAAAGATGTAGAGCAGCAAGCCTACGAGGATGGATTCACTGTTGGTGAGGATTGGAGCAACACGATCAACACTGTTACAACCATGATGGCTCTGAGACGCTTATATGGCTTTTCTACGAAGCGTTTGCTTGATGTGATAAGAACTGCCAATGAGTACGTTAAAATGGCAAATGAGGGCGAAATGAGCGTTCTGAGCATGATGCATGACATTGAAGAGAACACAGATGTAAGATTTGATGAGATGAATAAAAATCTGGTTAAGAAGATGGGAGTTTAAATGAAAGAAATAAATTATAAATCCGAAACAATCAAATTAAGTCAGTCCCTAAACAAAAAAGAACTGGCTATGTGGCAAAGCCTTAGCGATATGTACAGAGTATTTGGAACTAATACGAAAGAAATACGAATATCATTATCGTATTTACGCAAAACCATGCATTTAAAGACAGAAACGGAATTTGACATTGAAAAGATGATGGACAAATTATTATTTGTCGGAGTTTTTCCAGAGAATCCAATGAATTTTAGCGGACTTGTCAGTGGACACCTAGTTAGCGGTTCAAAAGTCGAATTTGTTTCGGAAACTGGAAAAAGATATGTCTATTATTACATAGAAAAAGTGTTTAATCCAGACCTTTTGTATGAAAATGAGAAATCATGTACCAACTGCACAATAGCGTGCCAGTTGCTTACATTGGGAAAGCGAGGATGGAAATGAAAAAAAATAATTACACTTCATTCTTCAAAACGAAGCCAAAGAAAGTAGAGAGATACATTCGTTGCAGAAAATGTGGTGGAAATATGGAATGGGTTGAATACTATCCGCCGGAAATCAAATGTCCGAAGTGTGGATATACAGTATATCCAAAACCTTATGAGCCAGATTGTACCACACTGCCAGAAACATGGAAGAAATATTTTGAATTATAGGAGAAAATGGGAATGAAAAAAATGGATAAATTAAAACCGTGTCCGTTTTGCGGAAAAGAGATAGATACAGACAAAAATATGTATATCCCAGAAAGAGATTGGAAGCCATCTTTTTACGATCCTGACAGCGGAGGTTATCCGATAAGTATTCGCTGCGAATGCGGATTAGTTTTTTGCCCGGGCACATGGGATTATAAAGACTTCGTTGAAGCATGGAATAAAAGGGCAAACAAGGAGGGCACAAAATGAAATTATATTTCTACATTTTGGACAGTGACAGAAAAACAAACAAATGGAACCTTCGTCTTGAAGAATGTGAAGTAATAGAAAAGCCGAAGACATACAAACCAGTAACTAAATTCCCTGACGGAATCTACTGTTCGTTTATAAAAAAAGAATCAATAGGCAATTTCATTAGCGAATACAGCAAAGTGGTTGTACTAGATGCACCTGATTATGAAAAAGCAAAGGAAGTATTTTTTAAAAAATACGATAATGAACTAAACGCGCTAAGAAAAAGTATTAATTTCTATGAGGAACTTAAATCTGCGATCGAGGATTATAAGGAGGACACAAAATGTTAATCAGAAGTCAGAATAAAGCGGTTTTATTAAACTTTAGCAATTGGGCTGCAATTTATACCGTAAAAGATGGAGATGATTTTATTATTTCAAGTTTAGAGAACGAAAACAGATATAGTCTTGGAAAATACTCTTCAGAAGAAAAAGCTATGAAAGTACTGGATATGATTCAGGAAGCATACATGGAATGCAAATCCGGTGAAATTGTTGGCAATGGGCTGGCGGGATCAGCATACACAGGAAGCTATGATACAAAAGAAAGTGTGGCGCATGGAATTGCTGTATTAAAAGGCTATGGAAATGAGATAAGAAAATCAATCCTGTTTCAGATGCCAGAAGATGGGAGCGTGGAAGTATGAAATTCAGGAAGAAACCAGTTGTAATTGACGCAGTACAGTGGACTGGTACAAATCATCGAGAAATGTTCGATTTCATGACAAATGGCAATTGCCCAGAGGAGTATATGGTATCTGATTTCCCGATTGTATCTGATAACTTCTATATCGACAAATGGAAGGTTCCAGGCGGTCTGGTTATTAAGACACTTGAGGGTGAACATCTTGCAAACATTGGTGACTATATCATCCGCGGTGTTCACGGTGAATTTTATCCGTGTAAGCCAGATATATTCAAGGAAACTTATGAGGAGGTGGAAGCATGAGCCATATCAAAGAGAGATTAAAGCAGTACGCGGATAAATATTCAGGCTGCTACAAATACGCTGGGTTGTATGTCAAAGTTGTTCAAGATATGATCGAGCAGCTTCAAGACGATCTAGAACAGGATGAGAAAGAAAACGGATGGATTCCGGTAAAATATCATCAGATATCAGAAAAAGAACACACAGAAGAATCCATTTCAAAAGATATACATTATATGCTTGACTGCAAAATGCCAGATGATAAACAAGAAATATTGGTTACCAACGGAAAAACAACATGGCCAGATATGTGCTGCATTGATTCCGATGGATATTATCTTGATAGCAATTATGATTGGATTGAGATTACGGCATGGCGACCGCTTCCAGAGCCATATAAGGAGGATTAAATGGGATATTGTAAAATAGAATGCCCTGACGGTGAAACAACGTGTTGCATTTGCTGTGAGAAACAAGGCGGTTGCGACAACCGGTGTGACATGATGGATAATTACGAATACGCTGAAGATTGCGAAGATTATGTTGAGGAGGATGAGCCATGATTACATTCTTGTTAGGACTTACGCTTGGAATCATAGTCGGGGTGGTTGGTCTTGTATGCATAGCAATCATGTACGATAAGCACCACCCGGACGATTAGAAAGGAGCAACGATATGCTGACAAGGAACAAAAAGCTGAAAGACTATGGTATTCCGGCAGAGGACATTGAAAAACTGAATACGATGCTGAAAGACTTTCCGGCAGAGTACGGATACCTGCTTTCCAGTGCTGCCTTGTCAGCTTGCCCGAAAAACACGGTGATAGCGGATATGGTTATTGAGAATATCTTGCACCGGAAAAGTTACAGAAAAATCAGCAAAGAAAGATATATCCCGATGAATCCAAAAGACTTCTACGGATACAGACGCAAGACCGTCGCTGTACTGTATGAGAGGATGCGGTTGTTGGGAGTATGGGAGGAAAAATAAATGAAAGAATATAAATGTCCAAAGTGCAATAGTAAAAACCTTTTTGTCAAGAAAGTTGGGAATAATACGGGATTGTATTGCGGGGATTGCGGTGCATGGATTAAATGGGTCGGGAAAAATGAGCTGAGAGCGTTTGAATATTTAACTAAGCAGAAACACGTAGACGATGCTAATAGCAAACAAGACGATATTGCAAGCATCATTTATAGCACTCTCGATCATATGTATTGCGATAATTGCAGATTCAATAGCGAAATTAAAGAAAGCGATAATGGTGAATGGAACTGTGATGAATGCCACAGAAAATATAATGGATGGGGAGTTTCCATGCAGGAAAGTAATAAAATTGCAAAAGAAATTTTAAAACAGTTAGGAGAATAGAATATGAGCAGACTGATTGATGCAGATAAGATCGATTTTAACGAAGTTTTTGTTGGTGCAAGTGAATTTGCACAAGACACAAGAAATGCGGCACAAATGTTGATTGATAATCAGCCGACAGCTTTTGATGCGGATAAGGCTATTAGCGAATTGGAAAGAGATAAATTCATTGAATCAGAATGTATTTTATCTGATGTGCATCAAGGATACAATGCTGGACTGAGCAGGGCAATCGAAATCGTGAAAGGCGGTGGAGTTGAATGAGAGAAATTCTTTTCAAGGCAAAGCAGATTGATAATGGTGAATGGATAGAAGGAAGCCTCATAGATTTAGACATTGACAGCGGATATTGTTATATTGTTCAGCCGTATAAAAAAGCGAGTATATTGCCAATCATCTTTTTAATAACAGACAGAATGAAATTGGTTGATCCAGAAACCCTCTGCCAGTTCACAGGACTTTGCGACAAGAACGGGAATAAAATTTGGGAAAATGATATTTTGATGGCACATCTGGACGAATCATACCCGGAAGACGCAACATATGAAACCGTTGAATGGGGCGTTGCAGGATGGGTAACACATGAAGCTAATAGCATAGACAGACAGTATCTCGATGAGTTTGACACGGAACATTTTGAAGTAGTTGGCAACATTTTTGACGATAAAGAATTATTACAGGAGGAATCATGAGTAAATCAGTATTAGTGATTGATACACCAGAGCATGGCTGCATTTAACCTATATTTATTGCCCGATTGTGGGGAAATGTATACTTGATAAAGAAGCAGAAGCCATTCCTGATTGGTGTCCACTTATGGACTTGCCAGAAAAAGACAATGGAAATTATCCGGCTAATACATTTGATGCAGGATTTGTAGAAGGCTGGAACCAGTGTATTGATGAGATTGCAGGAGGTGAAGTAGATGATAAAAATTAGCAAAATTGCCTTTGAAGCATTAAGAGATACGAACGGAAATGTTTCAAGAAAACCAGTGGAATGGTGGAGAAGAAATAAGCTAGCATGTATTTGGTGCATATTGTGTATGCTGGCAGAAATTCCAATAGTAATATTAAGATTTGTACTTATGGTAATTTGTTTTATTCCGCATAAAATTTATGAACATTTAGAAGATGTGTCTTTTTAAGAGGTGAAGTAGATGGAGAGATTAACAGAAAGATATAAAGATTCTATTGCGAACACAGTTTTAATCAGGAAATGTGGGGATAGACTTTGCAAAAATATTTGTAACGATATTGAATATGATTGTAGTAAATGTGAATTAGAGAAAGCTCTTGAAAAGCTTGCCACTTATGAAGATTTGGAAGAACAGGGATTGCTTGTGAGATTACCGTGTAAGGTTGGAGATGACTTATATTGCATTGTTAATGGAGAAGTCAAGAAATTAAAAGTGCATTCTTTTGGAGTACCAGATTTTGAAATTATTGATATTGAATTTAAATACGTAGACGGGTTTAAGATAGTAAGATTCGTAGGAGAAGTAGGTAAAACAGTATTTCTCACCCGTGAAGAAGCTGAGAAGAAACTAGAGGAGATTCAAAATGACAAGACCTGAGATTACAGCAAAACTATCAGCAATGATTGAAAAGAAAATCAATCCTCACAATGATCCACGTATTTATTGGGCGAAAGAAGTGACATTCGATTATTCAACAGATCATGCGGTCAGAGTGGATTATATGCGGTTCGTGCCAGCAAATAATAGTGTGTCCGGGATAGAAAAAGGTGACTGCTATTGTTATGAGGTTAAATCATCAGCTGAAGATTTTCATTCTGGTCATGGGTTGAATTTTGTTGGCGATTATAACTACCTGGTTATGCCGACAGATGTATACGCTGCGGTATCCCTTGAAATTCCACATTATGTAGGAATATATGTACCAGAAGCAAATGATCTTACATGCATCAAAAAAGCAAAGCGAAGAAATCGGACAAGGCCTGTGTCTGAAATACTTTTGATGATGTTCCGGTCTGCAAATAGAGATTGTAGAAAAGCAGTAAAACAGTTGGAGGAGATGAGGAAATGAATGACAAACTTACACCAGAAATAACCCCGCAACTCGCCGTATCAGCATTCTCAGTACTACATCAATATTGCAGCTCAATCAGTCCGCATGACTGCATCAGATGCACATTTTACGAGCATTGCCCGGAGTGCTTCATGGGGTGTCCGGGAGATCAGGGCGAGACGATAAGAAAATTACAAAGTAACGAATAAAACTAGAGAGTCGGTATTTACCGGCTCTTTTTTAGCGCAAAATTCCTCAAACATGTACCACAACTTTTCTACTAACCTGTGATAGAATATACTCAGAAGTGTTACTATGGGGTTTTATAGTTTAATTCAGAAAGGATATGATTGGATGTTGACAGGATGGCAAACGAGGAAAATTTAAAACCATTTACAAGCAATCAAAGCCGTGAGGAAGCCGTGAGAAACGGGCAAAAAGGCGGTATTGCATCTGGATATTCTAGGCGACAAAAAAAAGCCCTTTCTGATTATGTGAAAATTATAGCTGAAAGTCCTGCATCAAGTACTGCAAAAAAGAAACTTGCAAAAATGGGGATTGCTGACGAAGACGCGAATAACATGGCAGTCGTAGCAACTTCTCTGTATAAAAAAGCGGCAGATGGAAATATACAGGCTATCGAAAAATGGGAGCAGCTAACAGCAGTTTCAAAAGACGATGATGAAAAATACGAACTTCCTGCTAGAGTACTTGGCAAGGCATTCGTGGACATTAACCGACAGATTAAGCCTAATATTGAATATGTATTCGAGGGTGGTCGAGGTGGCCTAAAATCCTCATTCGTAGCTTTTAAGATTGTTGAACTTATCAAGAATAATCCTCAGATGCACGCTTGTATTACAAGACAGGTGGCCGGTACTCTGAAAGATTCTGTATATGCTAACATGAAATGGGCTATTAACGAACTGGGACTGATGGAAGAATTTGAATGTAAAGTGTCGCCACTTGAGATCAAGTATATTAAGACTGGACAGACAATATACTTCCGTGGCCTGGACGACGAAACTAAACTGAAATCTATTAAGCCGGAGTTTGGGTATATCGGAATCCTCTGGAAAGAAGAAAAAGATCAAATGAAGGGAGACGCTCAGGAACGTTCTGTTAATCAGTCAGTGCTTCGTGGTGGCGATGAATCCTATGATTTTTCATCATATAATCCACCAAAATCAAAATCGAACTGGGTAAACAGGATTAAACTGGTACCTAACCCGAAAAGAGTTATTCATCATTCGAGCTATCTGGAAGCCCCGGCAGAGTGGCTCGGGCAGAAGTTTATTGACGATGCAGCGCATCTGAAAGAAATCAATCCAGAAGCCTATGAGCATGAGTACCTGGGCGTCCCAAATGGTGACGGTGGAAACGTATTTGAATATCTTGAGATCAGAGATATTACAGATGAAGAAATCAGTCACATGGATCGTATTTTCGCTGGCGTAGATTATGGATGGTACCCTGACCAGTTCTGCTATCTCAGGACCTATTACGATTCTGCTAGGGAGAAGATATATCTGATTGACGAATTGTATGTAAATAAATGGAGCAATTCAAAGACCGCCGATTGGATCAAGAAAAAAGGCTATGACGATTACACAATGATATGTGATTCTGCGGAACCTAAATCCGTGAACGACTTCCGGGACGCCGGACTTCCTGCCAGAGGAGCAATCAAAGGACCGGGAAGTATCGAGTATGGTTTCAAATTCTTACAGACAAAGACTATAGTCATTGACCCGAAGCGAACACCGAACGCATATAAAGAAATCACAGAATATGAGTACGATCGGGACAAAGAGGGAAATGTAATAAGTGGTTATCCTGACGGAAACGACCACGCAATCTCGGCGCTTAGGTATGCTTATGCGCCGCTATTTAACAGAAGGGGGTACAGTGCATAAAATGTTAGATAGGTACTTTTCAGATAAAATAAATAAATTCTTAAGCATCGGTTTAAAAATATATGGATCATCTGACATTAACGAAATCTTAAAAGTTGTAGAATATGAAGACATTATTGTGCGAGATACTTCTGTAAGATGGATGGATTTTAAAAGGTAGATTAAATGGGACTTATAACAACACTAAAAAGGTGGTTTAACATGATATTCAAAAAACAAGCCGAAGAGGACTTTAATATCCAGGCAGCAGAATTCCCGGAGATGGAAGCACTGATTAATAAATGCGCAAACATATATCGAGGCGTTCCATACTGGCTAGATGATAAGAATAATATCAAGACGATTAACTTCGCAAAATCTGTCTGCTCAGAAACAGCACGGCTCGCAACACTGGCGATTGGCATTCAGATTGATGGTTCTGCAAGGGCTACGTGGCTACAGGAGCAGATTGACAAGGTGTATTTCCAGATTCGCCACTGGGTAGAATATGGCTGTGCCTATGGAACAGTATTCATCAAGCCGAATGGCGAGAGCCTTGACGTATTCACTCCGGCAGACGTGATGATCGTAGATTATGACAATCAGGAAATCAAAGGGATTATATTCAAGGATTCATATACTGTTGGACGGAAATATTATACACGACTTGAATACCATCGTTTTGTTGAGACCACCGTGGACGGCGTGACGACTTATCCGTACTATGTATCAAACAGGGCTTATGTATCAAAATCTCCTCAGTCAATCGGTGATAAAATTGACCTTAAACAGACCAAATGGGCTGACCTCATGGCAGATACGCCACCAATACTCAAGGCAAACGGAGAAAAGCTGGACGGACCTCTATACGGAGCGCTACGGACACCACAGGCGAATAATGTAGACATCAGCACACCACTTGGACTTCCAATATTTGCCGAAGCCATTGAAGAGTTAAAGGATTTGGATATTGCATACAGCCGTAATGCCGGAGAAATTTTTGATTCTCAGAAGATTGTTCTGGCAGATGATAGACTGCTGATGCCAAGTGGTACGCCTGTATCAGCCATGTCGCCACAGGGTATGGAGAACAGACGAAAAGAAATGAACTTACCGCATTTTGTCAAGAATGTATTCGGACAGGATGAAAAAGAGTTCTATCAAGAAATCAATCCACAGCTCAACACAGATACCCGTATAAGCGGAATAAATGCCCTTTTAAGCCAGTTAGGATACAAGATTGGATTCTCCAATGGCTACTTTGTTTTTAACGAATCTAGTGGCATTCAGACGGCTACAGGAGTAGAAGCAGAACAGCAGAGAACAGTGCAGTTCATCAAAGATGTTCGAGATAAACTGGAATCCTGTCTGGACGAAGTTATTTACGCATTGAACGTCTACGCTGACTTGTATGGACTTGCACCCGTCGGAGCTTATGAAGTCAATTATGATTTCGGAGACATTCTCTATGTCAGGGAAAACGATCGTGCAAGATGGTGGCAGTATGTGACTACTGGTAGAGTTCCAGCGTGGCTGTATTTTATGAAATTTGAAGGAATGACTGAGGAAGAAGCGAAAGCAATGGTCGAAGAAGCTCAGCCAGATGAACCAACATTATTCGGAGAGGAGTAAAAAGATGGCAGACAAACCAGTAACAAGGGAAGAAAAATATCTTGCGTACTTGACAGGTGATTATACAGGCGAAATTCCGAAGCCGATCACGAGAAAAGAGAAGTATTTATACGAATTATGTTTAAAAGGAATTGGCGGTGAGATTTCGCCAGAAGAAATCAAGAATGCAGTAAATGAGTACCTTGAAAAGAACCCGGTCAAGCCCGGAGCCACGACAGAACAGGCGCAGCAGATCGAGCAGAACAAGACGGATATTGCTTCGCTGAAAGAGGAAACTGGTTCGCTAAAGGAAGATATATCCACCAAAATCACTAAATTCTATGCATCAAATCAGGGAGAAACTCACATCACCGATTCTGACAATGGAAAGATTCAAGATATGATGATATATGGCAAATCATCACAGGATGGAACACCAACGCCAGAGAATCCAGTTGAGATTAAGAGCGTGGTGAATCCTACAGTTAAAGTAACAAATGAAGATGGATTAAAGGTTCAATCTGTTACGCTTAACAATATCACCCTTAACGCAGTTCCAGTCTCAAGTGGTGGAAACGTAACAATTAATGGTCAACAGTATATTGCGGATTACGTGGATGTGGAACGTGGGAAGTTGGTGAAGAAGTTAAAAAGTTTCACAAGAGCAGATATAAAAAAACTTTACACATGGGGCGTAAATGCACACGCTGATAATATTACAGGATTCTTTTTTTATACGAAAGATAGTGATCTTCCGAAAATTGATAATGCTGTTATGATGTCTACAATCTTACAATATAGTAATAATGCATGGGGCGGAAACGAGATTGGATGTAGTATGGATATTGAAAATAATTATGCAATATTAAGTGTTCCAACATATGCCCTAGAAGATAGTTCTTCCAATGAAAACGCATGCGCATCGTTTATGAAAATTTGTGAAAACACAAATGCTATTTTTTTCTATAGTATTGTATCTCCTATCGAAACCGACCTCACACCAGAAGAGATTGAAGCATTTAAGGCACTTATTACCAACTACCCAGTAACCAACATCTCCGTCACATCCGACCAGTTAGACGGATATACAGTGTTTAATTATCCAATAAGTATGGCTAATGGGTGGAATTATGTCAAAAAGCAACTTAACGATAACCGTGATTACATCTACGACATGGACATGCAGAGCGCAGAATCCTATGTCAACAGTGAATATGCAGTAGCATTAACAGAATTGGAGATATGATTATGTTATATAGAACATTATTAAAACTTAAAAAAAGAAACGGACTGACAGACGATTTAAAGAATAAGATTGATATTTTCTTTGCAACGGGCAGGATTACAGAGGAACAGTACAATGAGCTGATGGATATTAATAAGGAAGAAGAACCGAAAGTGGAAACTAATTAGCTAAAGAGGGCTTTAGCGCAGAGCTGATGAACGTAAAAGAGGAAGTCACTAACTCCCTCTAATCCATCTCAATAATACAACTCGGACGCTCAATGTCATAACACAGAGGGTCACTTGGGTCTAGCACTGGACACGTCAGCACGACCCTCTTGCCGTCCGAACTTACTGCATGGAATGACACGGCACTCCCGTCCATGTCATATACTCCATGCCCTGTGATGATGTATTCCGTCCCGTGGATTGTTACTTTTTCATACATGTGGTATTTCCTCCTTTTGGAGTATTTTACCACACAAAAACAAAACATGTACCACAACATTTATCGAAAGAGGTGATATACTATACTTAGTCCAGAATATTTAAGGCAAATTACAGAGGGCAGCGAGCAGATTGCCGAAGAATTGCATCAGTATATCATCTCTGAGATCGTGTCGAGAATGATGGCAAGAATCGGCAGAGGCGAGGATTATATCCTGACCAACGCCGATGCGTGGAGAATCAGAACGCTTCAGGAATCCGGTGAACTGCTAGAGGACATTCTAGCGGAACTATCCAAATACACCAAACGCGAGCAACAGGAACTTCTTGAAGCGTTTGAAGATGCCGGAATCACTGCAATGAATTACGATGACAAGGTATATAAGGCGGCAGGATTAAGCCCTGCACCGCTCGAGCAGTCACCAACAATGATAAGGCTCATGGAGCGGAATATGCTTGCGACTATGGGCGAGTGGAAGAACTTCACACGAACCACCGCAAGTGCCGCTCAGAGACTTTATATTGAACAATGTGACCTTGCATATAATCATGTGATGACTGGGGCAGTTGGATATACGCAAGCCATCAAAGAGGCGGTTAATAATGTTGTATCAGATGGCGTTACCGTCACATATCCATCTGGCAGAAAAGACACGATTGAAACAGCAGTTGCACGTTCTGTCAGAACCGGTGTGGCACAGGCGTGTGCTGATATTCAGTTGGCAAGAATGAAAGAAATGGGGTATGGTTTAGTGCTGACATCGGCACATATAGGAAGCCGCCCAAGCCATGAAGTATGGCAAGGGCAGGTATTTTCTATAGACT